GCAAATCTTATGCCTTCTTTAAAATCTTTTCTAATTCCACTTTGTACTCTCTTTATATTATGTTCCTTTGCAACTCTAGCAAAATCTTTTTTAATTGCTTTAGCAACTCCTAATGGATGATTCCACATTTCATTTGTAGCTATAACCCAACCTTCAGCAACTTGACCCCAAACCATTTTCATACCTGCGGCAAAAATAGGTTTATGATTTACGATACCTGTAAAAGCTAAATGATCTTGTTCTAAATTTTTAGCATCACCCATAAGTTTTATCCATTTAGAATCAGCTTCTAAAATTTTATGATTCATTTGACATGATAATATAAATTCTCCATGTTCTTTTGTATAAGGTGTTATATGCAATTTATTATCCATCATTAGTTACCAATCTTGGGTATAATGATAAAAGGGTTAAAGGCAAAGGTTGCGTTTGTCTTACCATCATAAAACCATCTGTATCATAGTTTCCTCTAAATTCTACTTGTTTATCTCCTGTGAATGGTGGAATACCTTGATCCATAGGATCAGCAGAAGTTCTAAATGGTATTCTTTCCATGTTGTTTAAATCTGGTCCTACCTCAACACCAACTGTTTCAAATAGTCTGGCAGTAACTTCATATATTCTTTTAGTTTTACCTTGAGAAGTACCATCTTGTGAACCGGCATCTATTCTCATTGTTTTTAATATTGACGTATATTGTAATCCAATTTTAACATCTGTTGCAAATCTATCTAAAGTTATTTGATTACTTGATACAACTTTTGTAGGATGAGTAGCACCATCAGCAAGTATTGAAACTGTTTGACCTTCTAAATGATTTAATCCAGTTATAATATTAACTACTTCTTTTGTAACAGCTTTTACCAAATGAGCTGTTGCTGTGCTAGAATCTGAACCTCTTGTACATCCTGTTAAATTAAGATTTGTTATTCCTGTATAAGCAATAATTTCTCCGCCTATTTTTATTTTACCAGAAGTTGATAAACCAGAAATTGAATCAACAGGAACAGTTGTTGCAGTAGCACTTATACCAGCAGTTAAAGTTGTTGAAGATTTTGATAAACTTAATTGAGAATCTAAATAATTAAATGTTGTATTGTTTGATTCATTAAAATCAAACGTATGTAAGTATTCTACATATCTTCTTGTTGCACTATTAATGGTTCTTTTAACAACTACATATAATTCATACTCACTATCTTCAGTTGGAATTACCGCAACACTTTCAACTACCGCATTACCAGTTCCAAATGAACCGCCAACAATATGTCTGTGCCAAGCAACTACTTCTTGTTCTCTTTGATATGTTAAAGCAATTAATTGACCATCACCTCTAACACACCATATAATTGCTAAAGGTTCTTCTTGATATGCCATTTCTACAATATTACCTTCGGTAATGTGTTCGGCAAGTATAGTTAAATCTGGAGCAATATAACCATCTACATCAAAGTTATATGCTAGTTCTCTAATTTTTCTTTTAGCACGTTGCAAAAATAATGTTGCATTACCAACTGATATTGCATCTACATTTGCTGCACCATGATTAGATTGTTTTTTAATCATAATGTTTGTAGGAGTAACAGCATTATTATCTCCACCACCAGATACAACAAATTCACCACCTGCAGTTCCAATAATTAAAGTTCTAGCTGATGACATAAATCTAATTGAGTTTACTTGATTAGATGCAATAGTATAAACCACAGCATCATCATCTGCCACAGTACCACCAATGTTTGCATCCATGTTTTCATAATCTCCAGACCTAGAAAAATAAACTGTTTGTGGATTATTAATTGTACCAGCAAAAACTAATCTTTGTTCAAAGAAAGATACACAAGCTGGAAAACCTGTTGTTGTAGAAAATGCTCCTAATGACCAATCAGTTGAAGCATTTGTATTTGCAAAATTTTCTGTTGTAGTAACTACCACAACTGTTGAACTTGTTCTTGCTGTTATATCTGCATAACCATTACCTATTCTTAATTGTCTACCAACATCAGTTGCTAAAAAACCAACACCACCATTAACTGCTGTAATTGCAGAAGCTGTTACATTTACAGAACCACTTGTTCCACTAGCTGTAAAATTTACTGTTGAAATATTAGTATCTAAAAATGGACCTTTAGTAAAAGCAACAGCGTTTAAAGTCCAAGCAGTATGATCTGTTCTTGATAATTTTCTTGTCTGATGAGAAGGGTGTGTAATATACATAACGTCTGCAGATTGTGCAAATTTTAAATCAAACACTTGTGCTGTAGTATAAGGTGTTACAATTTCAAAAACTCTATTCATAGTTCCCGCAGAACCATAAGTAGTAAAGTTTGTAGTATTAATTACTGTACCATCTATATCTTTTAAAGAAAAAGTATTACCATCTATCTTAACAACTAAAAATCTTTTGTTATTAAGTTCTGTCATACCTACAACACCAGCAATATTAATTTCGTCTCCAGTTAAATAACCATGTGAGTTAGAAGTTATTACACCCGGATTTGCTTTTGTAATTGCTGTTATAGTTTTGTTGCCTTCTAAAATTTGACCATTGTTTCTATAAAATCTCATATATAGATTTCCCACTTCTATAATATAAGTTTGTTCGGTATTAAATTCAAAAGGAATTATTCTTGTAGAGTTAGCAGAAGTTTTTACTTCAGAAACATATTGTGTTCCGGGTCTACGAGCTGCTGCTCCATGAGGATAGATAACCATATTTTCTACGATTGCACATCCAGCAGAATATTTTGCTAAATCATTTCTACCATCTAGTCTAGGTGATAATTCACCCGCTGTAAAGTTTGTGAGTTGTGCAGCTACTCTAGCCATTAGTACCTTGAATTAATAAATGTATCTGCTGAAACTACATCTGTCATTCCATTGTCAGGATTTATATTATATCCTTCAGTAGAATCTACAAATCTAGCGTCTCTTAATTTTTCTTGATATGATGCAATCATATTTTGAGAGGTTCTATTATTAGATGTTATTGCATAAGCAATGTCTGCACCTAATGCTGCTGATAAAGTTTCTCTTAATAATTCATCATATTGGTTTGGATCAGTAATTCTTGATATATACAAAATTTTCATTGTATTGTTGTTACTTAATATACTTCTACCCTCTACTTTATAATTAGAATCGTAATCTAATATTCTAAGTAATCTAATGCAATCACCGGGTAGATCAAATTTAAATTTAAAACCCCAAGCAGGTGTTGTAGTTGATAAACCTATTGCTGATCTTACTTGTAAACATCCCCAAACGTGTGATCTAAATACTGCATCTCTTACTTCTGCATATCTAGCATTACAAAGTCTAGCGTTTTTTGAATCTTCTGTTAATGAAAGTATTGTTGTAGCTCCCAGTTGATTTAATGCTCCATTACATATTCCTACTACTGATGCCATATTACTTCCTTATTATATATTTACGTCTGATTTGTCTATTACTTTTTAACGCAAAAATTTCTTCTGTTGTCTTTTCTTGTTTAGTGTCAAAACCATAATGATTCTTACCATCATTTTGAAATCTGTCTACTAATACATACCTGTAAATGTAATTGTCTTTTTTAAGATGTAATACAGGTTTTAAATCTTTAATTTGTTTCATGCACTCTAGGGGGTTTCCACTCTCGCTTCCACCCCCTAAAATAAGTATTAATCTAAAACGTAAAACATAGATAATTGAATAGTACCAGTACAATTTCCACCAGCCATTGTAACTGTAATTGTAACACCATCTTCATTAGCATCTGTAACTGAGTTTTCACCCAAAGCTATAGTGTTAGCAACGTCATGTCCAACAGCACCTGTTGAAGCGGTAGCTGCTAAGTACTCATCTACATCAGCTACTACTGCGACACCTGCTGCAGTAACGTATGCTGCGTGTCCAACTGATAAAGTTGTAGAACCACCTAAAGCATCATGTGCATTTCTCGATCTAACGATTCTTGCTCCAGTAGGTAGAACAAACATATTAATAGTACCTTGTTCTCCAGTTGCTTCAAATTCAGCAAAAGCTACTCTTACTCTTCCTGTTAATTCGTTAGTAGCCAACTTTACAGAAGGTGTACTAACTGTTTTTGCGTATTGTATTGAATTAGCCATAATATTATTTCTCCTTTATTTTAGCTATTATTATTGTGCAAGAATTGAAATAACTTTCGCTTCTTCCATTCTAGTTGCACCGATTGTTTGACAGTAGTACACTTGTGTAGCGTAAGACTTATCTGCTCTTTCGTCTATCTTAGCAGTTACGTCTTTACCAGTTGCAAGTAAGATACCATCTTCTGCAAAGGCTATACATTGTGTATTTCCAGCTGCGTTAGCTACAAGTCTATTAGACACATGAAATTTGAATCCCATGAAACTATCAATTTCACCATGAACCAATGCTTTAACTGTGTTAAAGTCACTTGAAGTAACAGTAGTGTTATTTAATAGATCACTAATCTCTTTTGGAGATACAATGATGTGTCTTTTAATTGACGGGTCAACATCACCAGCATCTAGCTTGTTTTTTGCTGAAGCTAGTTTAGCAATGTTCATAGTAGTAGAACTACTAACTGCACCAACATCAACTGCAACAATATTAGCTGAAGGAAAACCAACTGCTGTTCCACCGGATACGCCAGTATTAGCCGAACCTAGTGCTGCTGCTATAATAACATCATCTGTAGCTCTTCCCATTGCGTATGCAGCGGCTTTTGCGTAAGATGAAGTTGGGTCTATTAACAATCTGATTTTATCTTGTTGATCTATTAGATCAGCAAACTCGTAATCAGCTAGTGATACTCTTCTTCTTGAGTGAGGTGTATCAATTTGTGGTGTGTCAGAATGTCTAGTAGTTTTTATAATAGCTGTTACTTTGCCAATTTGGTCAAAGTAAGCATCTTTTCCAACTACAGATTCATTTCTAACATTGTCTTTTAAAAGTGATCCCATTTGCTGAGATAACATTTGTATGTTTGCAGAATATTGTTCTACAAACGCTGTTGTTATTTGTGATGACATATTTGTCTCCTATTTATCATTATTGTTATATTTATAAAAAACAGAATAGTTCTCCATCAATAATGATAGGCAATTCTTGGATTTAAAGTCTTTTAGACTACAGTTCTATTCTCTGTCATCAATAAGGTTCTTGCGAGTTATCTTATATTTAATTCCTTATAATATATTTTATTATATTACAAGGAATATAAATTATTAATCTTCTTTAGGTTGAGCCATTTCTCTTAATGTATAAACCTGTTGAACCATTTTTGCGTGATCCGGATGTTTGTTATTCCAATAAGGTCCAGTAGTATCATTAGTAATAGCTGATATTTCTGATTGTAAATCTTTTATTGAATTAGTACTTTCACTTTCCGTTGAAACTAATTTATCCTCTGATAACATACCTGCGATTTTTGCAAAGCCTTTTATAATTTCCGGATGATCTCCAATCCTAGTACCATCTTGTAAAGTTAAATCTAATACTTCTGGATTCATATTAGCTTTTGCTAATGCACCAGCTTGATTTACTTTTACATCAAAATCTCTACCCCATTCTTTTCTTAACTCTTGTTCAGATTGTGATTGAGCAGTTTCAGTATCTATCGTTGCTTGTTGCTGAGTACCTTCCATAGAATTTTTATAAAATTCTAATATACCTTGAGCTTGTTTATTATTTAAACCAAGTTTATGAGATTGTTCTGCAAAGTTTTTTATTGCATTTTCATCCATAGCCACAGATTCAGACTTCATTTCTAAAGCATATTTATCTGCAGATTCTGGTCTACCTAATTTTGCATAGACTTCATTCCATTGGTCATCTGTTGAATTTTTATTTGGTACAGCAACCTTGTCTTGTCCAATCATTCTTGTAGCATTGATATAACTTTTTGCTAAAGCATCTATCTCTGTAAACTTTTCAATGTTAGGATCACTTCTAAATTCTTCACTAATAGAACTTTTCCAATTTGCTACTGGTGTATCTCCACCACTAACTACATTTGGTTTTGCAACTGGCTCTACTGCTTCTGTTGTTTCTACAGGCACAGCTTCTTGTGTTATCTGTTCACTTGACATTATTTATCCTTTTGTTGTAGCATTGATTTAATAAATAGAATGACGCTACGTTGTCCTTCTAAGTATGCACTTTCGTGACTATCTCCTTTTACATTAGTAGTAGAATAATAATGGCATCTTTTTTTTATATCAGCCAAAACATTTTTACCTTCATCTGATGCAAAAATAAATTGATAATTCTTTGCAAGTTCTTTTAATTGTTTTTGTATTTCTTTTACTTGTTTCTCTTGTTCCCTGTTTTCCATATTACTCCAATAAGGCTTTTGCTTCTTCCGGTAATGCTTTTGCTAATGGTGCGACTTGTCCACCAGCTTGTGCAACCTGTTGCATCTGTGCCATTTGTTGTTGTTCTGCAGCTTGTGCTGCTTGTTGTTCTCTTTCTGAATTAACTTGGCTTTGTCTCTTTAATAATTTTTGCGGTAAACCTACTACGTCTGCAATATGTTTAACTAAAGCATCAAAGTCAATGTAATCAAATACTGGTGCAACACTTGCCAAACCACCTAACATTTCCATAGCTCTATTAATAGAACTAAGGTCTGTAGATTTTTGTGCTTTAGCTAATGGTGAAACGTATTCAATATCTATATCTTGACCAGATAAAAAATCTGGTGCTTGTGGAAACGCACCTTTTCTTAATAGAATATTAAATGCTCTATCAATTAATGGTTTTAATAATTCAGATTGAAGTCTACCAAGTACAGGTCCTAGTAATCTCATCTTCTCTTCATTACGTTGGATAACTTCTGTTGCTGTCATTTGTGGACCTTGTTGCAACTGTAATTGATTAACATAGAATATATCTCTAATTGCGTCTCTTCTTTGTTGTTCCATGTTTAAACCTAATGGATTATTTGCACCAATATTTAAAGGTTCAATTCTATCTCTTGTACCACTTCTATAAAAATTAAGTCCACCGGGAACAGTTCTAACTGGAAGTAAGAATCCATCATCCGGAACTAATAGAGGTGGGTCAACTTGTTTTTGTGCAGCTTTGATTGTTGTCTTACACATTTCGTTAAGCATTTTAACATCTGGTAACGCTGTCATTGCAGGTGATCTACCATAAATTTCGTGTGATGCTTTTAAATATCTAGGACATACAAATGGAAATTCTTTAAATCCAGATACTGATAATTCATTACCACCTTTGTATTCCATGTAGACAGATTCAAAAGGCATATTCTCTTTATCTTTTAAATTAGGATTAAAGTCTGCTCTTGGATAAACACAATGTAATACTTCTATTTCTTGGTAAGGGTCTTTTTCTGCAAGAGTTTTAATATCATTTGAAACTGTTTTACCAAACTTTTGTACTAATGCTCTACTTGAAAGACTAAACTTTCTGTAGACAGTATCAATTCTACCTTTTTCATCTTCTGCAATATAAATTTCATTAATGTGTCTTGTTGAAAATTTTAATAAATCTTCTTCATCTTCTTGAATAAACATTGAAGCAGTACCAAATGTAATTAGGTCATGGTACAATTCAAATATTTCTTGTTGAAAGTTTGATCTATTAAATGCTGTGTACATAACTTCAGTTGCAGCTTCTAACCAAATCTTACCTTCATCTTGTTGATCCATGTTAGCGTCTTTAAATTTTAAAGTAAACCAAGCACTAGATGGATTTGTCATCATGCCATGTAATGATGATGCTAATAATTCTACAGCTTGTAAAGGTGATGAATCAAAAATTAATTGTCCACGCTTATCTCCCTTTGATCTTGTTTTAGTTATGTCTGCTTTTCTTGGCATCATGTAGTCGGCAACTTCTTGCCAATGAGATTCCCAAGTAGACCTTTGAGTTACTAACTTTCCAAACCTTGATAATAATTTTTTTGATAAATCTGTTGATGCCATTACTTACCTTTTTTTTTAAGTGCAATTTTATGTGCTGCTGTAAAACTTATTCCTTTGTTCATAGATACTTTCATATCTTTCATATGTTTTGTAGAATGATGAACACTATGTTTTTTTAAAGTTGTTTTTTGTCTATCTGTTAATGCCATTATACTCTTCCTAATAAACTTGTTTTGCCTAATTCATAATTTGATGATGTTTTTCCAACACCTTGTGAACTTGTCATAATTGAACTTGCTCTTCCTCTTTTTTTATTTCTTAATGCAATTTGTTCTGCAGTTAAGTCAGCGGCTTTTTCTACTTTAG